GAATTATATCTGGTGATGCAACCTTCTCTGATAACGGAAGAAAAATTTCAGGTAAAGGAGTTATTAAAGCAAGACTTGAGTGGGATGATAATATTAATGTTGATGGAGTTGCTATTGAGGGTGTAACTATTAATGGTGTAACACTCACTAGATCCACCGAATCAATCAATAAAGAAAAAACTTTTCCAATTGTCTATGAAGATTTAAATAGTTCAAATGAATTTATAAGAGTTGTTAATAATAATAAAACAATTGAACTTAAAGATGGTTCTGGTTCTGGTACAAATGTTGAATTTAAAATATTAGCACCTTCTCCAGGGGTGACCGCTAAATTTTCTGATGATGGTAGAAAACTCATTGTCAAAGGAAAGGGAGATGTCCCTATTCGGATTAAATATGATGATAATCCAGGTTATGCTGGTGAAGCTGTCCGTTCAATTACTATCAATAAAATTAAATGGATAAAGGAAAGAACTGAATATGGTGAAGAAACTAAAACTTTGAAGGTTACAAAATCTACGATTAATCAACTCTCCAAAAGTGGTGATGATACAAAAAATATTGACCTTGGTGCAAAATCTGCTTCTGGTAGAGGTTTG